AGTAGCACTTGTCCCGAAATAGCAGTGTCCGCGGTTGCGGGTTGCGTGCCGTCGTATATGCGAAGATAACCGCTATTGAGTAGAGCCGCGAGCGCCGATGCTTCGGCGTTGACTGCGGCATTTGCGAGTTTTAAGTTATGCGCCATTACATGATTCCGCCGTCGTAGGATTCGCTACTCTCTGAAAGCATTGAACCGTCGCCAAGCCGCCGAATGCGCGAGACCGTATTGCGTTTTTCCGTGATCGCTTTCTCGATTCGCGCTAATTGCTCGTCTTGCTTTGGTCGGTCTTTGAAAATGTCCAAGATTGCCGCAATCAATTGTTCGCTTGGACTCGCAACCGTCTTCGGCGGCGATGGCGGTTCCGCGGGTTGGCCGAACGGCGCGCCTGGCGTAACTTTCCCGGCGAGTTCGAGCGGAACCGTTTGATTGTTGACCATGAGCTTATCTGCGTTCTCTTCTTTCGACATCGGCAAGTCGGTTTTCTTGCGGAACTCATTCGCGGTCATTCCGCCGTTGCGATGCACCTTTTCGTAGTAATCGGCTTGCGCTTGCATATTGCCTTTTTCGAGCGCGTTTAGATCCATTTCGCAGAAGACGGAATCATCGAGCGGAAACAATCGCCGGTCGAATTCCTGCTCGATTAAATCGGTCGTCGGTCGGACGGAGTGTTTTGTAAATTGGTTGTCGAACTCTTCGGCACTCGCATAAGTGGCGGTCTTGTCGGAATGGCCTAGCATGTTTGCGGGCACGCCGTAGAGCATTCCGGCGATTTCTGCGACGCTAAATTTGCGGGTCTCGATATACTGCGCGTCGTCCGGAGCAATCGAAATCGAGTGATACTTCAAGCCGCCATAAAGCACGGCGGTTTTCCCGGCATTCATTACGCCGGAATAATCCGCCCATTGTTTTTCAAGTTTCTTGCGCGTTTCATCATTGACCGGCGCGGGTTGGTCCGACTCCAAGACGCCGGACGGTCGACCGGAGTTCTCGAAGAACTTCGAGCCGTAGCTTTCCGCTTGGTGCGCGTGCATGACCGCGTGTGAAGCAATCGGCGAGAGTCCAAAAATCCCGTTCATCGAGAAATTGCGGACGTGAATAATTTCTTCCGGCTGAAAGTCGAATTGCTTCCCGCCGTAGTCGTAAAACCTGTAAACGAGTTCGGTATAACCGGGCGGCTTGAAATACGGCTCGCAGCGGTCGGCGGGAAGGATATTTAACGACGTCACGCGCTTGCCGAGTTTCACGACTTGGACGTAAGCGTTTCCGCGCAATCCGAAATTGACCATAATTGCTTGTCGGAAGGACGCGCTCGACATATAAGCGTTTGGCGACTTGTGCAAGAGCGGGTAAAGCGGATGTCCGCGTTCGAGTTTGCGATTTCCTTGGTCGTCCTGGCTGTAAACATTCCACGGAAGCGACCCGATAGTCGTCGCCATGACGCGAATACATCCGTAAACGACGGCGAGCCGCATCGGTTCGGTTAAATAGTTGCCGTCGCTCCAATAGCGCCGGAGTTCGTCGGGCATTGGATCGTTGACCCGCCACGTCGGAAAACCCGCGGCCTTGAAAATCATGCGCTGGAATCTTGCTTTGACGCGGTCGGTAAATGTCATCCCCAAACCTCGATTACTGGCGGCGGCGGCTCGGCGTAGACGATTGCTTGCGACAGCGCGTTCGCGGTCGCTGCAATGCCGTCAATTCGAACCGTCTCGCGCATCCGGTCGGGTTTTTCGAACATAATCAACCCGTCTCGCTCTTTGGCGCTAAGCGATAGCGCATTGAATCTGTAAATCGGGTGTCCGCCGTGATGGAGTGTCGCGGTCTCGACGCACTCAAGAAATTTTTTACTCGGTTCCGACAAATGCGCGATGCCTTGTTGCAGATGGACGCATGTATAACCTTCGTCGGTCATCGGCGAAGAGATTTGCCGCGCTTCCCGCGGGTCGAAGATGATCGACTTTAGCTCGAACATCCGATTCCCCCATTCGAGCCGCTCGCGCATTTCGCGCACGTCAATAACCGGACCCGGCGAAACTTCGAGCCATCCCTCTTTCACCCATTTGCTATAGGGCATATGGTCCCGGCGTTCGCGGACCTTTACCTTTTCTTCCGGAAGCCAGAAGAACGGCAAGACCTCAAAGCCGCCCGCTTCGGTGTCGAAGACGAACACGACCGCGGTAAAGTCGGTCGTAATAGACATATCGACTCCCGCCCAACATCGGCGCCCGATGAAATGCGCGAGCACGTCGCGGTGTAGCGGTCTGACTTTGTCTTCGGGTTGCTTTTCTAAGAGCGGGCGCGCCTCGAAAGTCTTAACGCACGCGTCCCATTTGGCGAGGTCGATGCAGCGGTTTCGCGCTTCGTCCCATATGTTGAGGTAGTACCTTTTGAAGCTGATAAGCTTTTCGGGTTCCGAGAGCGTCGACTCGTAAACCTTCCGGATCTTGTCGAGTTCAAGAAAGCCGCCGTTCTCGACGAGACTCGGATTCGCTTTAATCCAAGTTTTCGGGTCCGAATGGTCGTCTTCTTTCGATGCGCCGTAGATGCGCCCGTAAAAGGTCGGATCTTCGGCGAGTCCGAGCGCGATACGCTCGGTTTTCTCGTGCAAGCGCCAAGCCAGCGGACTTTCCGAGCGAACTCCCGCGGTTGTAATGGCAATGTTGAGCGTTTGCTTCCGGGTAATGCCGCCGAGCGTCAAGACATCCCAATTTTCGAGTTGTTTGCGCGTCTTCCAGCGGTGAATTTCGTCCGCCACGGTAACGCTCGGGTTGACTCCGTCCGACAGGTCTCCATCCGCTGCAACCGCCGCATAGAACGATTCCGGGTCCGAACGCTTCACAATTCGGTGCGTCGACCGCACGAGCCGGAGCTTTTTCGACAGGTATGGCGACTGCTCGACCATCTTGCACGCCGCCCGGTACACGTTAAGCGCCTGGCGCTGCGCCGCCGCCGCTCCGTAGACTTGGCATCCGGGATTCGGGTCGAGCATCAGCGCGAGCAAGATGATTCCCGCGGCGAACTCGGTTTTCCCGGCTTTCTTCGGCACTTCTAGGTAAACCGTCTCAATCTGTCGGAGTCCTTCCGGCGTGAGCGTCCCGAATACGGCTTCGAGCGCTTCGCCTTCCCAGGGCGCGAGCAAAAACGGATGTCCGTACCATTGGTCGGCGGTGTGACACAGTAGGTTTTCGAAGAAATTACAAGCGACGTCCGCATGAGATTGCGAGAACGGCATACATCATTGGACCTTCGTAAACCGATGTTCCCGAGGTCTTGCCAGTAATTCCATGAGGTCCGGCTCTTTGGGTCCGCTGATTACGTTCGCCGTGAACCTTTCAAGCCGCTTTTCATGGCTCGCGGCGTCCTTTTCCCGGCGCTCTATGCGCTTCTCTATCTGTCCGGCCCTTCGGAGCACGTCCCGCGTCTGCTTGCGCTCTGAGAGCGCCTGTAGCTCCGCACGGGCACGTTTAACGTCCGTCCGAGCCGCGTCGTAGTCGTCCGCGGCTTCGAGCGCCATTTCGCGATATAGCGGCGCCAGATTCGCCATTGCCGAGACCTGTTCTCGCATCTTGTGGCGTCCGCGCTTGCGGGTATCTCCGTCGCCGACCACTCTTGCCGCGGGTTTTCGGTTCCTTCCCACTTTTCGATGCTCTGTAAGTCGTTGAAAATCGCTAGTTTTTCGGCAATTTCGATGCCAAAAAGTCCGCCGCGATCGGCCCGCAAACCGTTGAAAATAGGGCAATTGTCAAAAATGAGACGATTTTGAGGATTCTTGGAGTCGAGGCCCCGGCCTCGTGACCGCTGGCTGCGCAGAGATTTTCGAATTCCCGGCGCGAATTTCCCCCTTTTTTAAAAAAAGAATTCTTTTTTGCGCAAAATCTGCGGGAATTTCGCTCAAAAATTCCACTTTGTAAATTGTTGATTCTATTCACGCAGAAATTTCCGACCGTTCGGTTTGTAATTCGTTTTTCGTTCGCTTTTGGTTTCGACTTTCATTCGCTCCGAACTTTCGCTTTTCGTTCGAAACTTGATTTCCGAATCCAGATTCGAATTTCGCGCATTGCGCAGCGTTGCAAGAATTACAAACTGGAATGTGATTTTCCGGGTTCCAGAACGAATTGAAATCGTTTCGATGCGCGCGTTTGTGTCCGACAGAACTTGCGGGAATAAATTTGTTTCCTTTGTGTCGATTCAACGGATCTGCGCAAAATGGATTTTCCCTTCGAAATCGTTCTGAATAATTTCGCCAGCGATTTGAAGCATCGAGCCGATTTGATTTTCGTTTGTGTTCTGCGCAGCGAGAACTCGCGGAAAGTTTTCCGCAAATTGCGCAAGGTTTTGAAGCTTGTTTCATTTCCGTTTTTGCGCGTTGATTTCCTCGCGCATTTCAAGCCAGATTTGAGTTTCGCTTTCTGAGTTCGCGCTCGCCGAGTTTTTCGATTCGCGAACTCTGACAAATTCGCTCGCGAAATCTATCGCGCATTCGTAAATGTAAACTCGTCCGCAATTCGGAGTCGCGCAGCAAAATGAAATGTAATTCGGCTTCAAATCTCGAAGTTTTGTGTTCTTCGGATTTTCGGCTTTGGAAAAACTGATTTGAAAGTTTTCGCCGCCGCAGTTTTTGCACGAAATCATCGCGTTTAAAATCCGGCGTATTTCTTGGAAATACAGTCGTTCATGGATTCCGCACGAACTCGCCAAGATAAACAATTGATTCGTTTTGAAGCCGGGAAAATGATATGTTTCCAGAATCGTATGCGAGAGCCGAATCAATGCGCGACCAAATCCAAATCGCCAAGCTTTCGCCGTATCTTTTCGTAACTTTCTGCGCGCTCTGCAATTCATCCGAATTTTTCGAGTCTGACCTGGCGGCGGGCGCGTTCGCGAAAGTACACGTCCATTTAGAAAAGTGCGACGAGTCCCCCGTACTATTTGAATTTGCGCCGGAGTGCGCGAAAGTCTGACGAATGCCCTTCCCTAAAGAGAGCCGCGCGAGGTTCGCGCTATTCAAGATCCGG